CAATGCTTATCTTTTGGTCTTTGGTTCGGAATAGTGTAGTGCTGGCGGTCTATCTATTGTTTTCGGTTGCTTGCTTCTTTACCGTACATGAGCATTTCAACAAAGCATATCTGATTTTTAACCAACTTTTTTCATAAAGCAAATTAAATTTATCAATGAGATTACAAGAGGAAAAATAAGAGTCGGCAAAAGTGGCAGGATACGCAATTCGTAATACGAACACTTGCCCGTGAACTCTGCGAGGCATTTGCCGACGGCAAAGAGGAAAAAAAACAGCAGTCGGGTTTTCATTTTTGCCGTTCGTCCGCCGGACGGTTTTTCATTGCTAAAAATCCGTTCTTGTTTTACTTTTAATCACAGGGGAATAGTCCATAAGATTATTCTCTCATCGGAAATTTTCGGAAGATTTTGGCAAAGGACTTTTTTCTGTTACCTCGCTGTTACCTGCCGCTGTTTTCGATAATATCAAGAAACATCAAAAACGTCTTTTTTCCGTTTTGTTTCAAACGGTTAAAAAATACCGCCAAAACTTCGCATTCGTTGTATAACGAAAAGGCTATCCTGCAAAAAAGTCGGGTATTGTCTTATCAAGCACTTGGGCGGCGGGGAAGTCTTTGATATTTCAGAGGGGCTTTTCTTTGCAGGATAGCCTTTCCGTGCCACGGAATGAAAGAAAAAGCCCCTCTGAATTGAACCCTAAAAAGCCTCTTTTTGACTCGCGATTTGTTCGAACAGATTGACTGTTTTTTGCAATGCGCGACCGACTGCCGACGTGTCCACGCGCGCATAAACCTGCGTCGCTTGGAGCGTTTTATGGTTCAGTGTCTTGCTTACAACGGACAGATTTTCACCGTTCATACATTCGTAACTGGCAACCGTCCGGCGCAAATCGTGCATTCGCAAATTGTCAATACTCGCTGCTTGTTTCAACCGCTTCCACGCTTTTTGCGGATAGCCCATATGTCGGGTTGCGTCATTTCCCATCGGAAACACCCAATCGCTTTTCACGCTTTCCCGTTTCAGGTTTTTCAACAGAAAAACAAGTTGCTTTACCAGAGGAACGCTCATCGACGTTCCGTTTTTCGTTCTGGGAATATACCAAATCGCATTCGTGAAATTGATATGTTCCCATCTCATTTCCAGAACATTGCCGCACCTTTGCCCCGTATAGAGCAAAGCATAAAAGAACGCGCGGTAAACCGGATCGGGATCGCCGTCAATGGCGTCGAAAAGCTTTTTAAATTCCTCCGGCAAAACGAACCGTTCTCTGGAAGCCAGTTTATATTTGGCGATTCCGGTTGTCGGATTGCGTCCGTTCCATCCCCATTGAATAGCCTTATTATACATATGACGCAACAGCGTCAAAGCCTTGTTAGAAGCGGAAATGCCGTCCTTGTCGCGCAAACTTATCATCAGCGTTTCAATCTGCTTCGTTTGCAACTCGGAAATCCGTTTCCCCGACCAATGGGAAAAACGCCGTTTGAAAAGACTGATATTGTCCCGAAGCGTTTTTAAGGACGTTTGGCCTTTGGCATACCGTTCAACGTATTCCTGAAAAAGTTCGCCTAAAGTCATTTCAGAAGACAATGCGCGCTTTTCCTCATTCGGATTGATTCCCTGCCGGATTTTCTGCAAGCAGTCGAACGCCTGTCTGCGTGCAAAATCCAAACTGATTTCATTCGTCTTTCCCAAAGTGACGCGAACGGTCTTCCCTTGAACCTTTTTTATAACGGCATACGTTTTTCCTCCGAGGGGAGAAACACGGCAATACAGATACGGGCACCTTTCGTCCGCTATTTCCAAACGCTCTTTTCCGGCTTCCGGACGCAGTTCCCTGATGAATTTTTCAGTAAACAGAACTTTCATTTTTCTTCTCCTTCCGGTCAACCCGCGGTCAACCGACAAAACAAATCGACATAAAAGAAGATTAAGAAAAATGAACGGGGCTTTGAAGTAAGTTATTGATTTCAAATAAGAAAACGAATAACAAACCATTCAGGTCAATCACCGCGCAACCAAGAGATTATGTCCTCTGACTCCGTTAGTCTTGGTTCGAGTCCAGGTTCCCCAGCCAACCTGAACAAAGGCTTGTCTTTTCCGGCAAGCCTTTGTTTTTATTATCTTTTTTCGGTTCGATCGCTTCATTTTCGGGGAACGGCAAAACACGGCCGTTTTCGCCCGCAACCCCTTGATTTTCCGCCGGTTCGCACAATTCCGCTGTGTTTTGAAATTCGTTGAACGGATAGCGGAGCTTATAGCCTATTCTTCCCTCGTTCAGTTCCAGACGGTCGAACAGGAAAGACAAAAGCAACCGTTTCTTTTCCACGTTGTCGCTTAATTTGAAAATGGTCGCGGACGATCTTGCAATCTCCATAAGGTTTAAGACGGTATCATTAAAGGAATTGTCCGCCTTTTTATGCGCGTTTATTTTTTCTTCGACGCGGTGGCGTTCCAGTTGCAAGCGGTCGTTCTTGTCGTTATACGTTTCTTTGTCGATCTCTCCGTCAAGGCGCATATTAAACAGCGCGTCAATGCGGTTTTCAATCCGCGTCAATTCCTGTTTAAGCCGTCCCGTTTCTGCGTTTCTAAACGCGACTTCCTGTTTTTTGGAAGCGGCCAAGTGGACGCGGATTTGTTCGATTATGCCGGCAGGGATTTCAATCGAGTTCAGAATATAACAAATCTGTTCGTCAATATCTTTAAGCGGGATATAAACGCGCCGCTGTCCGTCAGCCGCCCAACAGACAACATAAGGGAATTGTTGTTTCTTTATATCTATCGGGCAAATTTTATCCGTGTTCGCGCAATGGATCAGGCCGCGATATGTAAACGGCTTTTCCCCGTGCTTAAACGGTTTGCTTCTTGACCGTTCAAGAACGCGTTGGCAAGCGTCAAAGGTTTCTTTGCTTATAAGCGGTTGGTAAACGTGGACGTGAAGCTTTCCTTTTGCCAACATTTCGCCGTAATAAAACGGATTGCGGAGAATGGACAGAATGCCGGTCACTTGCAATTTGCGCCCCATGCGCGAACGCAACCCTATTTTGTCGGCATAGCGCGTCAATTCGTGGGCGGAAGTCCCGCCGAGAGCAAACAGATTGAAAATGCGTTGAACCTTTGGCGCATCTATTTCGTCGGGGCGGATTGAGTTTTTGCCGTCTTCATTCCTGTAATTGACATATCCAACCGGAGCAACGCCCGCCCGTTCGCCGTTCCTCAATTTATAATCAAGGGAACGTTTGACGTTTTCGGACAGTTGCAGGACGTAGGATTTCGCGCCCATGACGGAAAAATCCCAACGCATAATGTCGGACGCGCTTGCGCCCGCGCCGATTACCATATTTTCGCGGTAAAAGTGAAGTTCGATTTTTTCTTTGCGGACGAGGTCATCAAGCAGGACGGAGTCTTTGAAAGAGCGTTGAACGCGATCCACAGCGTCGGCGATAAGCGCGACGGTTTCATTTTGGGAAAGGCAAAAGTCTATTGCTTCGCGGAATTTTTTACGGCCGCCGCGCGTGGACGACTCGATTATCTCAAAAGATTTGATGACTTCCAGATTTTTGCGCTTACAGTATTCGATAAGGCGTGTATTTTGGGCGGCGAGAGAGTGCCCCTCTTCTTGCTCTTTCGTTGAAACGCGTGTCAGGATAACGGCCTTTTTCACGGACTTCCTCGTATAATTCGCACAAAGCGTCAAGATAACCGCGCACAAGACGAAAAGCGTCATTGCCCGCAATCTGCGGCGACCGTTCCTCTTTGTCTATGCGCGTTATCATATTCATATCAGAAAAAATCCGAATAAAAAAGTGTTTATCATTTATCGTTCAGAACGCTTCTGGCGATGTCTTCAATTTCATAAGCAAAACCGTATGTTGCGTTTGACGCTTCACTTTCCTTAAGTACTGCTTTCTCTTTGATGTTTTCCAAGGCTTCACGTAGTCGATTGTTTTCTGCCGTTAAAGCTTCTTCAATCGGGCGGCCGTTCCAGTATTCAATGACTTCTTTTTCTGTCGTCGCACCGGTTTTGCAAAGGCAAGAACCGCATTGAATAACGTAAATGCTTCCCTCTTTGAGAACCGAAAAGCCGGAGTCCCCACAAAACGGACAGGGCTTTAAGTAAATGTTATTTTCCGTAGTCATTTTGTTTTCTCTTTGTTGTTTTCGCGTTTCTGATATGTTTTCCCAAATCAAGCCGAAGATGGCATTTCTGACACAAGACGATAAGATTCGGATATTTATTGTCTTCCGGCGTTCCCTCTAAATGTTCAATATGATGAACGGTTAAGACGACTTTTGAACCGGTGCGGGGATTCGGTTTTCCATGTTCTGCGCCGCAAAGTTCGCATTTCCACCCGACTGCCTCTTTCCGTTCGCGGCTGATTTCGCGCCAATTAGCCGGATAACGAGATTTGTCAATGATAGGCATCACTTTATCCTTTCGCCGAGTTCAATATCAAAAACGGGGGCTTCGCACTTTAAATCCGTGTTTACCCCTGACATTTTGAGGGTGATGTTTTTCACCCGAAACATCATTCGTTCTGGATTTTTTCGATAAGCCTTTTGAAATTCGATAACTTCATAAGGCTTTAAACGGAAGCGATAATCAATACACTCTGTACGGAAAAAAGGAGAAAGAGGCGCAAAAGAATCAACCGAAAAATCAAAAGTCAATCTCCTGATCCAATACTTAGAAAAAATACGGTACTCGTGCGTCTTTCTGCCAGATTTGATTTCGTCAAACCAATGATCTGTTAAAACCATGCGTAATATCTTCATTCTTCCCCGCCTTTCAGGACTTCAAGTTCTCGATTTTCAATCCAAAACCAAAAGTCTTTTCGCAAAGTCGGTTTTCGCTGGCAGGGCTGTCTGTATTTAATCCAATCAATGTAAAATCCCAAATGCCAACCTTGCCAACTATCACCGCCGTACTTCCCGAATTTTACAGCCCCGATTGTTTGGTCGTTTGTCTGTACAATATCACCCTCGTAAATTAGCTTGCCGTTCTTATCACGCAAGCCTGTGGACTGTATTAGCTCGCCACAATCCAACGGAAATTTAATAACAGGGTTATACTGAACTGTTACCATAGGTCTTCCCTCGAAACATATCGCTTTAACTTTGTATGTTTTCTCCGATTCGTAATGATAAAACCTAAATCTGTCGTTCATTTTTCATACCTTTCAAAAACAAGTAACGTGCCGTTTTATTGTCTTTTACAAGCATTACTACCCCCCCCCCCCCCCCTCCCCGCACGATATCGCGTTTAAAATAGACAATCGTTGTTCCGGCGTTATTGCCTTTCATAGGCTTTTGTGTTGCCGGATCAATGAACGCAACGCGGCCGGATAACGTTTCGTAAAAGAAATTGTGCTTTATGAATTTTTGAAAAGCCTTTCCATCGTGGCAATTAGAGGGCAAAACCATAACGACAATAGGACAAATGCCATTCATAACTTCGTTGTATGCTTTCTCTATAAATGCCGCCTTGCGTGAAAAGGGCGGATTGCAAAAGACACGATGCTGTTCCCATGAGGTTTGTAAAGCGTCGATCCCCTGATCTGCATAAAGTCCTTTTGGAGATTTGCAATCCGTTGTTGTGCAGGCCGCGTCCAGAGTGAAATTAAATATACGGTTTAACTGATCGTATAAATCCTGCGGCGTTTGGAAATTATCGTTTCCTTTGACATTCATTTTCATTTTTACAATCCATTTCCGTTTTCTTAATAAGAACAGATGCAAAACCACCAAGTTTGCGGGCGTATCTGATAGCTTCCGGCGTTCCTTGATATCTTTCGATCATGATAAAAGCGTCGTCGATCTGCTGTTTGATATACCCGTAATTGACTGTTTTTAATGCCGTGTTTATTACTTTTTTCATTTGACAAATCCCATATGTTTGATTTCAACGACTGAATGCTCTCTTTCTTCCGCACATTTAACGGTTTCCTGTAAATCCTTAATTCCCTGTTCGTCGTAGTAACCTGTTTTCAGATATGTTATTGCCGTTTTAAGGGCTTTCAAAAGTTCTGTTTCCATTGCTCTGTTTCCGTTTTATCGGCGAGCGTTCCGGATTGAAACGCTCGCGCTGTTTGTTATCAGACAACCATTCTTTCCGGTTCCGGTGCTTTCGGCGCGTTGGCGGCAAGCGGCACGGCTTCCGGTTCGACCGTCACTTCTTCAACGACGGCGCATTGTGCTTCAATCACTCCGTCGTCGTCTTCGATAGCGGCATACATTTGTTCCGGCGTTCTGTTATCAATAACGTTGTAAGTCGGAAAGTCCGTTTCATTGTCGTTGTCAATGTCAATCGCGGTTTTGGCTTCGGCCGACAGCGGCAACCATTTAGACGCGCGTTTGAAGACGGTCTTTTTTGCCATTTCGTCGTAGTCGGTATTCCACGGGCAAAGCTTTCCGTATTTTTTATAAGCTCCCCATGCGCTTGAGCGTTCCTTGATCGCTTCAACCTCAAACTTTGACATGACTTCGGTTTTCTTCGTCCCGTCCTTAAACGTGACAACCGTATAATAGGCGTAAGCGTCGCCGCGCTCTTTCTTGAAATTGATTTTATGTTTGATGATTTCGCCGATGTTATACTCGAAGTCGTCATTTTCGCATACCTTGTCCGCGTGAATGGACGAGATCAGGCCGGAGCGCATAGCCAATTCGACAATCCCTTTATAGTCAAAAATCAACGTGATGTTGTTTTTATACGGGATCAGGTAAGCGCGGCGGCCGTCCGGTTCGATACCGAGTTCTGCGCAACGCATGAACGCTTCGGCCAGAGACAATTTACCCTCGCGGGTTTGCATAGCTTCAACAAGCTTGCTGTCTTTCTTCATGCACGTTACGGCAACGCGGGCAAAGCGTTCCGGTGTGCAGACGTTCGGCAACACTTTTGCCCAACCGCCGGAAAGCGAATTGATAAATTCGGCGACCGGATCCGTCTTTTTGGCAACAACTTCCTGTGACATGGTTTTATTCTCCTCTCTGCAAATACCAGTTTGAATATCTCATTGTTTCTTTGGCGGGATAGGCCGCGAAGATTTCCGCGTCGTGCGTTTCGTTCCAAGCCGTCAGTCTGGTGGAAATGGCGTTGATGTGGTGGCGAACGATGTCCGCCGCTGTCGTTTGCGTGTCGTAATCGCAACCGGCAACGCAAATAACGTCTTCTTCTCCGTCGATGTTCGATTGAAGAACAAAGACAAAATCAATCAGTTCAAGCGGCATATTTAGCTTCTTTGCAACGCCCATGCGGTAAAAGGCTTCTTGCAACGGATAGCCGAGCTTTTCCGGCCAACGCAAAACGGAAGAAATATCCGAAGACGTTTTATAATCGACGATCAAAACGCGGCCTCCGGCAATCTTCTTGATCGCGTCGGCTTTCATTTTGCAGTCAAGGCCGGTTTCCTCGTCCGTCCAAACAAACGGAACTTCGCATTTTCCGCCGTCAAAAATCAGGTTGGCTAATTTGTGTTCGTGGATTTTGGCGATCATCTTTTGCGCCCTGTCCATTTCCGCCGGTGAAACGATGATTTTATTCGGGAAAAGAGCCTTTACCTTTTCATAATCCTTGTTGCGGCGGGTTTTGCCGAAGTCCTGAACGACAAAGCGGGTTTCCACTTCTTCCGGTTCGAGCAAGAGGCAATGTGTCAGCTTGCCGAAAATAAGCGCGTCGGTTTCTTTATCTTCCGCTTTGGCGGGATTGAAACAAGAGCCTTTCCAAAACGCATACGCGCTGTGATCGTATGCTTTAATCTGTGACGCGGACAGAGCCTTATAAGCAAAATACGCGTCGTCGTTGTTCAATAAACGAATGTCCATGATGAGTGTTTCCTTTTAGTCGATGTTTTCAAAAGTCGCCGCAATCGCTTTGATTTGCGTAAACAGTTCTTTGACGCGCAAGGCGTTTTCCCTGCCGACAACAAGCGTCTTGATTTTAAAGAGATATTGCGTTGTGTCCGCTTCCGGCTTCTTTTCGGGCGCGGGTTCGGAAACGACGGGAGCGATGTCGGGTTGTTCCGGCTTTTGCGTTTTGACGAGTAAACCTCTTTTAATGCCCTCTTCCGTGTCAGTCGCAATTCGGCGCATACGGGCGAAGACTTCTTTCAACGGCTTATCGGACGTTAAAGCGTTCGACAAAATAAAGTCATTCATTCCGTTGGGGTATTCCTGCCGCAAGCGTTCGGCTTCCTGTGTGATCGCTTCAATGCGTTCCTGTTTCAGACGTTGGCGTTCGGCTTCTCCGGCAATGCGTTCTTTGACGCGTTCAACGATTTCTCCGAGATCTGAAACAATGCTTTTTTCGGAAGTCGATTTTTTCAGCCACTTTTCGCGAATGGCGAAGTCGGCGCGGTAGTCTTCCATTCCGTTTTCGGAAATGACTTTATCAATCAGGCCGTTCAATTCGGCGCGGCGTTTATCCAGTTCCGCCGCTTCAAACGCTTTCACCTGATCGCCCAACGCTTTATAAGTATCGTCGAAAATCTGTTTTACGCTTTTAATCTTATCCACATAAGGCGCGATCAGTTCCTTATATTTCTTTTCAATCGCTTTGCGGCTTTCATCAATATCTTTTGCGTATTTGTTCAGTTCGGCCATTTCCTTTTTAATGGAAACAACGTCGTTTTCGCTGATAACCAAACCTTGATATTTGGCGCAGAGGCCGCGCGCCCATTCTTCCGCTTTGGAAAAATCCGCGTCCATTTGGAAGACGGTCTTATCTTCAATGACAATCAAATCGTTCATGGTGTTCCTCCTTTTACGCCGCTTTCAAAATTTTGCAGTAACGGATCGGGAAGCTTTCCCATTGTTTCCGTTTGCCGCTCCACGTCTGAACCATTCCGTTTCCGGCCGGTATGACAGAGCATTTCTTTCCGTTCGGGGCGACGACATAAATTCGTGTGTTCTTTTTCATGGTGTTACCTTTCGATTGTGGTTTAACTCGTTTTCGTAGTTAAAATTACAAAATAAAATTGTATATGTCAACAAAAAAAAGTTGTTAAATTTCAGAAAGGCAAAAAAATCCCGCGAGGGTTTTCGCGGGAGTTATATGGAAGTTATAAGGCCGTCAATCAGACAATATTTTTTAATTCAACGCGGCCTTTTTTGGTAAAAAGGAAAACATACGATATAAAAAGGGGTATTAAAGAGCCGGTAAAAGACAATATCGCTGTAATCACGTCTATTTTATACCGTAGCTTTCCAAAAAAGTATTCATATATTTGCGCCGCGTCATATATGAAATAAGCAAAGAATACTATATAAAGCGGGATTAAAACCGCTTTTTCTTTCTCTTTCATCGGAATGATCGCTGTTGAGCAGACGGAAAAAATTAACGCCGTCCCCACCGGCGCGATCAAAAGGTAAACGCTTGAAAAGAGCCATTCAGCATAAAAAACGCTCCGAATGAAAGTGAAATATATTCTTTCGACAATTCTGGCCGCCAACAGGGAGGCGGGAACAAATGCGATCCAACGGAAAACGCTCTTTAATTCGTTTTTCATTTCAGCCCACCTTTTCAGCTTTTAATGTATAAACGACTTTCCCGACGATAACGATCACAGAAAGCGGCTCCCGTTCGGTGTCATATTTGGTGTTGTCCGATTTTATCAGAATATCGCCGGAAACCGTTGTTTGAAGCCGCTTCACAGCAAGAGCGGTCGTTTTCTTTATAAGATAGAGCCCGTCGCTATCAAGGAAGTTGCGGGATATATCGACGAGAACCCAATCCCCGTCTTTTAAAGTCGGCTCCATGCTATCGCCAAAAACGCGCAACATCTTTATATTGTCAGGGTTCGCGTGCGTAATTTCCTTATATTCTATTTCCGGTATGTGCCAATACCCGACAACCTTATCGTCGGCGTTTTCGATACCGTTCCCGCAACAAGCGCGAGCGTCGAGGACGGCAATCGAAACGGTGTCCGGGGACGGTGCTTGCGAAAACTTAATGATCCGAAAGCTTTCCGGTAGCAAATCCGTAACTGGTATTTTCAAAGCCCGCGCAAACGCGGGGATATGCTTCAACGGTATGTTGTCATCTCTTTCGATCTTGTTGATTTGCTGTTGCGACAGGCCAACGCGCTTGCCGAGTTCGTTCTGGCTAATGCGCTGTTCTTCGCGTTTTTCTTTAATGATACTCATGTTTTTGCACTCCTTTCCGAATATACAAATTTATTTTGTAGTTTAAAAACATAAAAAAATTGTTGACGAAAACAAAAAAAAGTTGTTATTTTATTCGGAGAAAGGAGATTGACATGGGACTGAAAGACTATCTTGAGAAACACAAGATCAGCATGGCGGCGGCGGCAAAAGCGTTGGGTTTATCCTACGAATTGATCCGTCGATATTGTAACGGAATGAGTATCCCCCGCCGTGAAACGCTATTGAAAATTTGCACTTGGAGTGGCGGGAAAGTCCGTCCCTCTGATTTTTACGAAGAACCGAAAGAGAGGTAAAGCAATGGGGCTTTTTAACGCATTAACGGAAATTGTTTCCGCGCCCATTCGGGTTGCGGAAGCGGTGAGAAAAGATTTGACGAGAGATGATGAGAGCGACGCGATGTTGAGCATTTTCACGTTGGGAACGTCAAGCGCGGTTAAAGGTATCGGCGAAACGGTGAAAAAGGCCGCCGATAAACTGGACGACTAAACAGAGGAGCATAAAAATGGAAGTCAAAGGAATTACAGATTTGCTTAAAAATCTGGAAGACGGACAGCTTGAAGTCGATCTGACGGACGAGCTTTCCAAAATCGTTAAGGCCGTCGGCAAAATGGTTGAAGACGGAACGACGAAAACGGCAAAAGGCACGTTGTCCATCACGTTGGACATTGTGAACGAACAGGGCGTTTTCTACGTCTTGTCGAAAACGAAAACGGCCTTGCCGGTCATGCCGCGTCGCAAGTCGATCTACTACAAGACTGACGACGGCAATCTGATTACGGAAAATCCCAATCAGTTGAAATTACCCATCGCGGTTGTTCAAGAAATGCCGCGCATCGTCAACAACGCTTAATAAAGGAAAAGCATCATGGAAGAAGAAAACAAACAGGGCATTGAAGCCTTAAACGAAATTCTCAAGGAATTGAACGAACCGAAGACGGTTGAAGTGGACGGCCGGACAATGATTTTCTATCCGTCGGGACTGGAAAAAATTGACGTTTCCGAGATCACCGAACGTCTGCAAAAAGCTCCGAAAAGCCTTGAGGGATATGCGCCCATGCATTCACAGGAGAGTTTTTGCGATTACGTCAACCGGTTCAAAGACGAAGACAGCGCGATTTTCTTTGACGAAACGGACAACAGGTTTGTTGCCGTGTTCGATTTTGACAAGGGCGGCGCAGATAAAAAAGCGCGGTGGCGTAAACACGGCGCAAACTATGTGGCAAAAGTCAGCGACGAGCTGAAATTCTGGACGCATTACAACGAAGAATGGTTAAGTCAGGAAGCCTTTGCCGCGTTTCTGGAAAAGCGTTGTTTGGACTTTATCGAAGCCGACGAAGAACACTTGCCGGAAGAAACAAAGCGTTTGCGCGCATTGTTGGGCGGCCGGTTCGCAACGCCAACGCAGATGTTGGAGCTTGGCCGCGGCATTGACATTACGCGCGACCAAAAAGCCGCCGTTATGTATAACAGGCAGACCGGAGCGCGCGCGATCAAGTTTGAAGACACCGACAAGGGCGTTGATGTTCCCTCGTTGTTTATGATCGCGATCCCGATGTATAAGAACGGAAAATCTTATTATTCGTTGCCGGCTCAAATCCGGTTCCGCGTCCGTGACGGCATTGTTTCTTGGCAATACGAACTTCACCGCTTGGAAGAAAGCGAAGAAGCCGCCATTAAAGGCATGATCGACGAGATCAAGAAAGAAACCGGGTTGCCGGTGTTTTTGGGTAATCAGGCCGACTTACCTTAATGAAGCGGTTACCGGTAAAAATTTCGGAGCATGACACGCAAAAGGCGATTATTCGCCTTTTGCGGCTTGCCGGTTGTTTGATAATCGGCTCTGACGTTATGGACGGATTGAAGTTTTTCACGGACGCGGACAGGCGGCGTTATATGTTCATCAATCACCATAAAGATATGGGCTACACCAAAGGACAGCCGGATTTTATCTTTGTTTACCGGAACCGCGTTTTTTTTGCCGAAATGAAAACGGCGACAGGAAGACAATCACCAGAACAAAAGGAATTTCAACGGCAACTTGAAGCCGCCGGACAGACTTATCTTGTATGGCGTTCCGTTCAAGATTGCGTTGACTTCATCACGAAACAAAGGGTTTGAACATGGCTAAACAATTTGCACCACACATTTACAGGGATTGGCTACCTCTATTTATGACACTACCGGCGGAACAGGCGGCGGAAGTCTTAAAAGGTATTGCCGGTTTTCCCGATTACGAAGTTAATGGCGTTGCGATGTGGGAGTTTTTCAAATCGCAGTTAGAAAAAGAGTATGCGGCGTTTGCCGGCCGAAGCGAAAAAGCGCGTTTCTCCGCTTCTGCACGTTGGGAAAATGCGAACGCAAAAAATGAAATGCGAAACGATGCGACACAATGCGAACGCATAGAAGAAAATGCGAACGTATGCAAACGCATAGAAACGCATAAAACCGAATGCGATTGTATTCAAGAAAATGCGAACGCAAAAAATGAAATGCGAAACGATGCGAACGATTTTGAAAAAAGAAACAAAGAAAAAACGCCCCCTGCACCCCCAAAAGAAGAAAATAATAAAAATATATATACCCCCTCAAACATAAATGTTTGTTCCCCCAAAGCGAAAAACTTCATTCCTCCGGCTGTTGAGGAAGTGAGGGCTTACATTGCCGAGAAAGCTTACTCGGTGGACGCTGACCGGTTCGTTGACTTCTACACCGCAAAAGGTTGGATGATCGGAAGCAACAAAATGAAAGACTGGAAAGCGGCGGTTCGCACTTGGGAGCGCGACAGACAAAACGCCATTTCTGCCGGAACGGTTGTTTCGTTCGGCGTTAAAAGTGGCTCTTATGCGGGAGGGACGCCGCTATGATAGTTTTACCGAGATTTGAAAAAGCGTCATTCGACAATTACGAATGCACGACGAACGAACAACAGCGGCTTGTCGAAACATTGCGCCGCGGAGTTCAGAACGGCTTTGACCGGAATATCGTCATTTTGGGAAGCGTCGGAACCGGAAAGACGCACCTTGCCTTTGCTGTCAAAAACGCCCTGTCCAAAGTGGACGAGTTCCGCGGAATGAAATTCTACACAGACGACCGTTGCGCCTATATGACGGCCAAAACGCTGATTGATGACATTCACGAGGCTTGGAAAGATCGGGATTGCGAAAACCCCGTTTATAAGCTGACGAAAACGGATTTACTAATTTTGGACGAAATGGGGCTGTCCCAAAACGAACGGACGGAGCTTTACGACCTGATAAACGCCAGATATGAACGCTGTAAGCCGATGATCTGCATTTCAAACAACACGAAGACGGAGCTTCAAAAAGTGTTGGGACAGCGGATTTATGACCGGATTTCCGGCGGCGCGGAGTTTTTCGAGATTTCCGGCGAAAGCTACCGGCAAAAGGTGGCATGATGAAGTATGAGATTGTCGAAACAGCCAACATAAGAACCGTTGAGGAAGTGGAAAACAGGATTTACCACTCCTTTAAGGTTACGCGGACGCTTCCCGATCCGGGGCCGAGAAAATATATTTCCCCGTTCGGCCTGTGGATCCCGCAAGAATATCCGTCGGACGAAGTCGATCCGCTTCCCCTGAAAGAACGCTTTATTTCACCGGATTATCGGTTGGCGGAAGAAGTCGCGATTGAATGGTGGGCGAAAATTCCGGTGGATCACGACGATAAATGTCTGATTGCCTACCGGTGCGGCGGGCCTGTCAGGTTAAACGGGAAAACTTACGAATGGTCGGGTGTTCGCCGGTGGAAAGATGTCGCTTGTTCTTTCCATTGCCACCGGAACACCGCTAAAAACCGGTGGAACAACGCCATGAAAGAGATTTTTGCGTATGTTCAGAGCCTAAATTGTGCATGATTGTGCAAAATTGTGCTTAATTGTGCATTTTTCCATTGTGCATTTTTTCGTGAATTGCGGTATATTTGGTTTATAATCATGACGAAGTTGTAATTTCCATGGTGATAGTGTGTTACTCATCGGGCGGTCGAAAGGCCGCCCGTTCCTGTTTTGAGGTTTTTTTATGCTTTACAAGGCAAACGCGGAGATTGATTTACCGAACGGAAAGAAAGTAACCGCCGGAGATGAATTTGAATTTGACGGCGACGTTTCCCTGATCTCCGACAAAGTGGAACTGATCGGCGGCAAGCCGAAAGCCAAAAACGCGGAAAAGAAATAATCACATTTGCGGCGACTGACCCGAAAGGATAATCAGAGATGGCAAAGAAAAGCAAAATAACAAAACGTGATACGACAAAAGAGCGCGCCAAACGCGTAATTGCTCTTATTGCCGACGGAATGGGGTGCGCGTCTGCCCGTCGCAAAGTCGGTATCGGCAACAGTAAATTTTATGAAGTGGTTTCCGGCGACGCGGAACTGCGGGACAAATACGCGCGCGCGAAAGAGGCACGGACGGAAACATTCATTGACCGGATCGAAGCGATAGAGGATTTAGTTTCCGCCGGTAGCATTGAGCCGGCGGCGGCAAAAGTCATTATCGACGCGGAGAAATGGAAAGCGGCGAAGTTCTACCCGAAGATGTTCGGCGATAAACAGCAAGTCGATATGACGGTGCAATCGTTCGACTTGTTCACAAAGGCTGTGGAAGAAAGGGCGAAGCAGTATGAAGATCAGTCAAAAGACGTTGAGTGAAATGGAGCATAGCCTTGTGGCGTTCCGTTACGTCGCTTTGTCGAACGATCCGGCGAAAGAACTGCCCGCCGCAAAGTTTCATCACGAATTAAGCGATTTGCTCTTGAACGACCGCCGCAATATCGCCGTTGAGATGTTCCGCGAAAGCGGCAAATCGTCCTACGCGTTGCGGACGTTCCCGCTTCATTGCCTTGCATATCCGAAGCGCGGCTTGGATTTCATCGTTATCATCAAGCAAAATCAGCGCGCGGCATCGGCGAAATTAAAGGATTTGATTGACGAATACGAAGCCAACCCGCTGTTGCGGCATAACCTTATCGAGATCAAACAGCAGAACGCCACCGCCTTTTCCGTTGATGTAAAGGACAGGGACGGAAACACGGTAAACGTCAGAATTGAAGCATACGGCAAAGGGACAGGCATTCGCGGCCTTTCAAATCAGGATCGCCGCCCGTCCATCGTCATTTTGGACGACATACAGGACAAAGACGACAGCCGGAGCGAAACGATCATGGCGGCGGATTGGGATTGGTTCTTGTCCGACATTTGCTTTTTAGGCCGGTCATCGCGGATTTTTATGATCGGGAACAACCTCGGTGAAAAATGCGTCATCGAGCGTTGTATTCAGAACGCGCCGGAGTTGGGCTTTTATCCGTTAAAGGTTCCTGTCATGCAAGACGGCGTTCCGACGTGGCCGGAAAAAGACAGTCTGGAAAGCATTGAAAAGGAAAAGGCGGATTACGCGAAGCTTGGCAAGTTGGACATTTGGTTTGCCGAAAAGATGTGTTTGGCGGTGGCTGAAGAAACGCGCATTTTCCAAGAGGACGATTACCGGTATTATTCGCCGAGTTGGAAAGAGGACATTATCAGACGGTCAAATCTGTTCGCCTGTATGGATCCCGCGTCGTCGTTGTCGCCGGAAAGCTGTTATCGGGCAATCACGGTGACGGCTGTTGATAATCAAAACGATTGGTATTTGCTTGACTGCCGCTTTGGACGTTGGGACAGCGCGGAAATGGTAAATATCATTTTCGACACGGTTTCGCGTTACCGGTTGCGCGATTTCTGCATAGAAAAAGGGTGGTGGGATCAAGTGATGCGTCCATTCCTGACGGCGGAAATGAAGAAGCGGAACATTTTCTTTAACGTCATTCCTATGGAACACGCAAAGAAAGGATCGAAGCTTGAACGTATTAAGCTGTTACAGCCGCGTTTCAAAGCGCATACGATCTATTTCCCCGATAACGCGGACTGGTTGACGGAGTTCAAAAGCGAATTGGCGGGCGTTACCAAAGACGCGATCAAATCACAATACATTGATTGCGTTGACGCGTTCGCCATGACGGAACAAGTGGCCGTTGCGCCGGTCAACAACGGTTCAAGCGTTGAAAGCTTTGCGCGGCCGAGAAGAAGACAGAACAGCGGCCAGTCGCTCTTTTCGATTGCGGGGTATTGAATGAGTGATTGGGTTGTCGGTTCAAAGGTTCCGTTTGAAACGATCCGCCGGTGGATTGAAACGGTCAATTCGGAGTTTGGATTGTCCGAACGGAACGAAGAAAGCTATGCGTTTTTAATGATGATCCGCGAGGGATCATTTTTTTTGTTGGAAGATTGGGGTTATTGCGTCGTTGCGCTTAGCCGCGATCCGTGGGGGTATTTGGTCGCGTCGGTCGTTTCGTTCTATATCAGGCCTGAAAACAGGGATTTGAAGCACGTTTTAGGCATTGAACGGGCGATTGATGACTTTTCGCGCAAGGTCGGGGCTGACTTCATCGAACAAGGAAGCCACTTGTCCGACAAATTGTTTAAGTTGTTGGAGTATTGCGGCTATAAGCCGGCGGTTATGAGAAAGGATTTAAGAGATGGGAAGTAAAGGCGGATTTGTAGGGGCTATTCTTAATCCGGTCAGTTATGTGACGGGGAAAGTGGCGGGAAAGGTTTTCGACGATAAAACCTCCGGTGCTATTTCCGGCTCTCCGTCCGGTTATATCGCGGCGAAAGAAACGGAAAGTATCGGAGAAAAACAGGCCAGAAAATCGAACGAAGCGACAAACGCGGCCATTGCCGAACTTAAAGCGTCGCAGGAAGTCGCCAAAACGAACGCGGCGGCGAAAGTCAGGACAGCCCTTTTGAACAGATCGAAAACCGTTTATACGACGGCGTTGGGAGCCGCTGACACCGGCGACGGAACGGGCGCACCGGTTAAGAAGAAAACGCTTTTAGGGGGATAATATGGATTTATCCGCTGAAAAAATTGTTAAAAATTATGAGCAGTTGAAAGGAAGCCGTGAGCGGTTTACAAGCCTTTACGATAAGCTGCACCGTTTTTTCTACGTTGAGGGGACAAATGTTTATCCCGACGAAAACAACGCCGATCTTCCCGCGTTGTTGGATAGCACTTCCCTTGATTGCGCCGACGTTTTGGCGGCCGGTTTGTCGAATTATCTCACGCCGGAAAGTTCCAACTGGGTTTATTTGGAACACCCGAACCGCGAATTGCGCGAAGACAACGACGTTAAAGTGTGGTTGCAGGAAGTCGCCGACGAAGTGCTTTTAACGCTCTCACAGTCGAATTTCTACAATCAAATGCCTATTTTTTACAAGGCTTCCGGCGTTTACGGAACGGCTGCGATGATGATTGAGAAAGACGCGACGGACGGCGTTCGGTTCTATAATATCCCGATTGCCAAAACCTTTATGACGGAAGACGCGAGAGAACGGCCGAGTGAATTTTATCTGATCCTTGAATACACCTCGGAACAGGCCTTGAACCGTTTCGGAAACGCTTGTTCCGACGCTATCAAAGAGGATTACGCAAGCGGCCGGTCTGATAAGAAATTTAAGTTCATCTGTTATTTGGGGAAGCGCGAAGACCGCGACGACACGAAAGAGGACAAGCCGAACAAGCCTATTCGTATGGTTTGGGTGGACGTTCTGACGAAAAAGATCGTCAAAGAGGACGGTTGCGACACAATGCCGGTCGTCGCTCACAGATTTTACAAACGGGCGCAAGTCGTTTACGGGTATTCTCCGGCAATGAAAGCGTTGCCGTATGCCCGCGCCGCGAACACAATCGCCGATACGATGATCCGCGCGGCGATGAAACAGGCCGATCCGCCGTTACTTCTGCCGGACGACGCTTTCCTCGGAGAGCCGAATTTCAATCCGCGTCAAATCAATTATTACCGGCGCGGCGCAATGACACCGCGGGACGAAGTGTTTTCGGTCGGCAACGACGGAAAGCCGGTTGTCGGTATGGAGTTTTTACAGTTCTATCAACAGCAAATCCGAATGATGATGTTCTATGAAACATTTCAGGCGTTCAGTTCGTTGACAAAACAAATGACCGTTCCCGAAGTCATGGAGCGCATAAGCGAAAAGATGACGTTGCTCGGCCCTGCCGTCGGCCGCTTCATGAATGAAGTTTTACAGCCGTTGATCGAAAAGGTGGTTTTCATTCTTTACGAAGCGGGGAGATTGCCGCCGGTGCCGGAAGCAATGCAAGCCGATCCGCGCTTTGAAGTGAAATTTAAGAGCCGCCTTGTTCAGTCACAGCGGCAAACGGAAGTCAACAACATTGTCAACGCCTTGTCGATTACCGGACAGATCGCGCAGTTTAAGCCGGAAGTCTTGGACAAGATCGACGGGGACAAAGCTGTTGATGAGATTTTCGATATTACGGGCGTTTCCCGCGAAATCCTGCACGATGACGCGGAAGTTGAAACGATCAGACAGCAGAGGGCGGAAGCGCAGGCGCAAGCGGCGGAACTTGCCAACGCGCAGAGCTTCGCCCAAACATACAAGGCGGCCGCAGAGGGCGCGAGAAACGAAAGCGAGGCTTCCGATGTTTGACTTAAAGGACGCTAAAACCGTTGAACATTTGCGGAACGTGGCAAAAGATGTGAGCGCGAATTATCCCGACTTTTTCAAGTTTTTAGAGGATTTTTGCGGATATAACACCCCCATTCTTTCGCCCGATCCGGCTCAAATATCATATTCCGCCGGCAAACGGGATGTGATCTTAACGCTGAAAACAATCATGCGTGACGACATTTTGCCTGAACAGATAGCCGAATATTATACGAAAGGAAATTTGAATGGCTGATGAACAGATAACAAATCCGTCGCAAAGCGGGAGTGATCCCCTCTTGAACGGAACAAACGGGACACCCGCAGGACAGCAGACACAGACAACCGATTTTATGGCCGGATTGGACGCGTCGTTTCGAGATAATCCCTCGATTGCGAAGTTTGGCGGCGACGTAAACAAATTGGCAAAAAGCTATTTGTCCCTTGAAAGCTTGATGGGACAAGGCCGCGTTGTCATTCCCAAAGACGAAGCGGACAGAGAAGCATGGACGGCTTACGACAAAGCCTTTGGCGTTCCTGAAAAAGAGGACGGTTACCAGTTGACCGCGCCGCAGGGCGTTGAATTGGCCGAGTTTAAGAAGATCATGCGCGAAAATCATATTTCGCCGAGCGTGGCGCAGAAGCTTTTAGACGCGCACCTCGGAGAATTTGAACGCGTTGACGCGCAAATCAAGCAACAGCGCGAAACTGCACGTCAGAACGCAGAAGCCGAACTGAAAAAAGAATGGGGCTTGAAATATGCCGAGAATATGCAAACGGCAAATTCCACCCTTAAAAAGCTTTCCGGTTCGGAAGCCGATTATCAGTATTTCGTTGACCTGATCGGCAACGATACGAAATTCATTCGGCTGTTAAACAACATTGGATCGAAATTGTCCGAGGGTTCTCTTGGCGGTTTAGAGGGACAAGCGTCGGGCTTTACCCGCACCCCTTCCGAAGCCAAAAAGGAATTGGAGCGGATTATTTCCGATCCGAACGACGCTTATTGGGCGGGATCACGCAACAGACGGGATAATCCCGAATGGTGTCGCGCCAACAACGCAAGCTTTGTGTCCGAAGAAGAACGGAAACAACGCGTTGATTATGTGAAGTCGTTAATGAAGATGGCAGGATAAGCAAAAGCCCCTACCGAAAAACAAGCACCCGTTTAACGGACAATGCTTTTTAAGTGACCGCCTGTTTGGGCGGTTTTTTTGTAACTGTTATCAATGAGGAGTGAAAAAATATGTCTGATAACACACAGTTTGACGTAAGAGGGCAGAATTACTCTAACATTATTCTGCCGGTGGCGCGTCAGGAAAGGTCGATGTTGTATAACTCGGTCTTTGTCAAAACCGGTTTGCGCGGCAAATCGTTCTATCAGGATCAGATCGGAAACTGGGAGATGTCGCCGAAAACGGCCGTGAACTCCGAAACGCCGCAACACGATCCGAACTTGGCACGCACGCGAATTGACATGAAAACGTATCAGGACAACCGTATGTTTGACCGTTCTCTGGAATTACAGGAACTGGCCGATCCTATGTCCGTTTCTTCGATTTGCGTCCAGTCCGCCGTTGGCGTTCAGTTGGATAAAGTCATTTATGACGCTTTGGGCGGAACGGCCTACCGTGGCGAAACCGGCGGCACTTCCGTTTCGTTGGGTTCTTCCCACACGGTAGCCGTTGACTTGGAAAGCTCCGGCACGAATACCGGCTTGACCGTCAACAAAATCCGCCGCGCCGCAAAGATGTTGGACGCGAAAGGCGTGTTTACCTATGACCGCACCTTTGTTGCTTCCGCAACCGCCAAAGAGCAGTTGTTGGGCACAACGCCGGTGACGAGCGCAGATTATAACAACGTCCGCGCTTTGACTTCCGGCGAAATCGGAACGTTCATGGGCTTTAAGTTCGTCTTCCTGCCCGACGGCATTATCAAAACCGACAACAACCATATCGCTGATTACTTTGCTTTCCAGAAAACCGGCCTGTGCTTCGGTATGTTGGAAGAATTGTTTATGCGTATGGAAGAACGCCCCGACAAGTCTTACAGCAAGCAGATTTACTATGAAATCTCTTGTGGTGCCGGCCGCTTGGAAGAGGACAAAGTTGTCAGGGTTAAAGGCGACGAAAGCGTCGTTGTGGTCAATTCTTAATTTAAGGAGAAACAAACATGGCTACTGTAAATTCTGACACGTTCGCAAAGGTCGAAGAGGGCAAATTGACGATGGGAAGCGGATTGATGGACACGTCCGTTCTTTCCAAATGTTGCGAATACGAAGCGTCCTCGTTGGCCGCCAACGATATTATCAACCTGTTCCACATGCCCAAAGGCGCGGTTATCAAAGAAATCGTCGTAGATTATGACGATCTGGGAACCGGCACGTCTTTGGACGTTGGCGACAGTAACGACGTTGATCGTTATATCGACGGCGCGGACACGGCGACGGCCGCAGGAACGGCGCGGATTAACGCGATTGACGGCCGCAATTACCGGATCGGCACGAACGCCGGCGATGAAATCATCACCGCCAAAAACCTCGGCGGGTCTGCCACCGGAACGATTAAAGCCACCGTGTTTTATTCGGTCTAACCGATTGAGAGGGGGTGAAAGTCCCCTCTCTTTCTAAACTTTATTCAAAGGACTTTTTACCATGAGCCAAGTTTCCATTGCCAACCGCGCCCTTGCGTATATCGGCGCGAATAAGATCACGTCATTGTCAGAGGGAACGCAAGAAGCAAATGCGATCTCTAATGTTTACAGCGACAGTTTGCGGTCTATTTTGTCGGAAGCTCCGTGGGTTTTTGCCTTGAAAAGAAGCCTTTTGAATAAAGTTCAGATTACTCCGTCATGGGGGCGCGGCAATTATTTTTCCGTTCCCGCCGATATGGTTCGCATTTTCGGGACAATGACGGGGGACGAATGGCGGCAAGAGGGGAAATATATTTTTTCCGACACGGATCAATTCGGGATCATTTACACCTACAAAGAAACGGACGACGCGGTTTATTCTCCGTCCTTTGTTGACGCGTTCGCCGTTCGTTTGGCCGCCGATGTCGCCTATGATTTAACGAATGCGTCCAGTAAACAGATGGAATTGATCCAGTATTACAAATCCGAGATGTTGCCGATTGCCCGCAGTATCAACGCGCAAAGCAGAAGCGCGAAGCCGGTCAAAGACGATCTTTGGGTTAATGCAATTTTGAGGGGGTAATCATGGCAAGAGTTGCGCCGCTTTATCCTACATTCGCACGGGGAGAAATAAGCCCGTTGATGTTCGGCCGTTCCGACGTGGAAGCTTATGCGTCCTGTTTGGACAAGTGCCGGAATTGTTGGGTTCGTCCTTACGGCGTTGTTTCCCGTGTTGCCGGAACGGAATACATTAACACAGCGCGGGGAAAAGCGCGTCTGTTGAAGTTCGTTTTCAATGCGAAAGACAGCTATATTATCGAATGCGGCGCGGGATATTTCCGCTTTTACCGCAACGGATCGTATGTTGTCACGAATTTGGGCGCGATTTATGAAATCAGCAATCCGTTTACCGAAGCGCAGTTATCAACCATTCAATATGTCCAGTTGGACGACGTGTTGAAAATCGTTTATGAGGACGACAGCGGGAAAACAAACGAGCCGTTAGAGCTGATCCGCAGAGCGTCGAACGATTGGGTATTACAAAAAGTTTCGTTCAAATGCACTCCGTTCTTGGACGCGAACACGACGGCAACGACTTTAACGGCGAGCGCAGACAGCGGAACGATCACGGTCACGGCAAGCGCGGCTTTGTTTGAACAGAGCCACGTCGGTTCTTTTTGGAAAATGGGCGGAACGGTAACGATTGACGACGAAGAACGGCAAGGCTTTTTCAAAATCACGGCCGTTACAGACTCGACGCACGCCACCGCAGTTGTTCAGTCAAAACTATCCGCGACGACGGCAACAAATGTCTGGAGCGAGGGCGCGTGGAGCAAAAAGCACGGGTTCCCGTCGAAGATCGCTTTGTTTGAGGGGCGTTTGTATTATGCAAGAACGCCGTCAAATCCGCGTAATGTTTACGGATCGCACCCCTACGCTTACGAAGATTTTACGCCTGCCGTCAATAACGAAGCGAGCGGCGCAATCAATATCGAATTGGCGGCAAGCGCGGCCGGTGACGGTTCCGCTATTCAATGGATGAACGGCGCAAACGTGTTAATTGCCGGAACGTATGGCTCTGAATTTGTTATCCGCGGCGGCGACAGCGGCATCACTCCGTCAACGGTTACGGCCAACGCAAAAACGAACTGGGGAAGCGAACCGATACAGCCGCCGACTTTGGGCTCTTTGGTTTATTTTGTTCAGAGAACCGGAAAGAAAGTCCGGCAGTTTTCCTATGATTACACGTTGGACACATACAAGGCCATAGACGTTTCCCTTTATTCCGAGCATTTATTGGAAAGTCCGATTGTCGCGGTAGCCTATCAGAAAGCACCGGACAGCGTCGTTTATTGTTTGAGGACGGACGGGAAAGTTGCCGCTTTGACGATTGAAACGGAGCAACAAGTTCAAGCGTGGTCGTTGTTGGAGTTCGACGGCTTTGTTGAAAGCGTTGAAACGGTTCCGTCTTACAACGGCGAATATGACGAAGTTTATTTTATCGTCCGCCGCGTCATTAACGGCCAGACGGTTAGATATGTTGAACGCATACAAGACCCGATAACGCCCGAAATTCAATCGAAATGTTGGTATGTCCGTTCCGGTTTGCATATATCGGCGTTTGAAGACACGGCTCTTTTGGGTTTAACCATATCCGACACCGTAGGGGAAAGCACCGTCACTTTGACAACGACGACGGCTTATTTTGACGACTGGATGCTGAACCGCCGCGTTCGCGTCATTGACGATATGATGAACCTTGTCGCTGAATATAAAATCGAAACCGTTTCCGCAAACGGACTTTCGGCGACGGCAACGGTTATTAAAGCGGCAGACGTGGAAAATCCGTATAGCGTCGCGGCGGGTCATTGGGGCGTATCGTTAAAATACATTTCCGGTTTAGATCATCTTGTCGGGAAATCCGTTCAGATTTTGGCAGACGGCGCGGTTCAGACGGCGCGAACGGTTGCCAACAACGGCCAGATCGAACTTGAAACGGACGCTTTTTATATAATCGTCGGCCTCGGTTATCGTTCCTATATGAAGACAATGCCGTTGGAAGCCGGTTCCGAAAACGGAACAAGCGTAGGAAAACGGAAACGGATCAATGAAATGGCTTTGCGCGTTTGGCGCACGTCCGGTTGTCGCGTCGGCGGTTCGTTGGATAATCTTCAAAACGTAAGATACAGGGATCCCGCAACGCCTATGGGAATGCCGCAGACGCTTTTCACGGGGATTGTCTCAAACATCAAATATAATCAGGGGTGGACGTGGGACGCGAACATAACGATAGATCAAAAAGAGCCGTTGCCGATGAACATATTGGCGATTGCGCCGATCATTAACGAAGTTGACAAATGAGGTGAAACATGGGGGCGGGTGCATTATTCGCCGCAGGGACGGCGTTATCTGTTTATGGACAATACACTTCCGCGCGGGCGCAAAGGAACGCGTTAAACGAACAGGCGGCCTCTTTTGCCCGTGAACAACAGATTTTAGAGGTTCAACAGCAGATAACAGACAATCAGTATTCGGACAAGCGGCGGCGAGTTGTCGGAGCTTATGAAGCGGCGGCCGGACACGGTGGCGTTAAATTGACCGGAAGCGTCGCGGAAAGTCTGTCACAATCGCTTGAACAGTTGAACATGGAGCAGGCTTACGCGAAGTTTGATAATCAAATGTCGATCATTTCCGCAAACGCAAGCGCGAACGCGGCACGGCGGAACGCTTCGGCGGCGATGACAGCCGGCTATATAAACATGGGCGCGACGGCCTTACAGGGCGCGGCAACGTCAATGTATTATTGGGGCGGTTCTTCTTCTGGTAAGTATCCCGTGAGAGATGTCACGAATACCGCCGGAACGGGCGGAAACGTCACGATTACAAACGCGAGTTATAGGGGATAAAGACAATGGCAGTATTACCGGTTTATCGGGCGCAAGGAAACATTCACGTCGAAAAAGCCCGTGGAAGTCGCGTTGAAAACAGAAGCGGGGAAATGATCGGGAACGCGTTAAGCAATTTAGGCCGCGCCGTTCAAGAGGTTTCTGTTCAATGGCAGAAAGTCCAAAACGCAGAAGTGAAGCTTGACGCTCAAAATAAACTTTACAAAGCAACGAGCGATCTTCTGAAAGAGGCAGACGATCAGCCTTATACGACAGAAAAGGATATGGAAAAAAGGAAAGCGAATTTCAAAAGACGGCTTGTTAATGCCATGACTGAAATCGTTGATGGGATCGACAACGAACGCAACGCGGCGGACTTCACGCGGGAAAGTCAAATCAGTTTAATGAAGACAGACGCGAGAATTGACGCGATTTTCCGAAACAAACACCTCGACCATGAGAAGGCCGCCTTATTGCAGAATGAAAAAGACAATCACGATCAATTCGTTTTAACCGGTGTAAGCACATTCAAAGACAATTTCAAAAACACATTAAAGGCGCAAAAGGAAGCAGGGTATCTTTCGGAAGAAAACTATCAAAAAAAGGTTATGGGAATTGATAATTGGGACAAGGATCGTGTCTATTATATCGCTGAAACTGATCCGCAAGCGGCTCTTGACGGTATCACTTCCGATCAGTTCAATATCAATCCCACGGAAAAGAACGAGGTTTTGAAAACCTTAAAACAAATGAAGACGAACAAAGCCCTTACAGACGCATATCAAAGGGAGCTGAATTATTCGGAGAACGAAGCAAATCTTCAAAAATACCTGTTCTCTGACGCGTCCTTTACCGATAAACGCCAGATGATTGATAAAATGGCCTTGATGGGCGAAATATCGGACAATTACGCGGCCAAAGCCCGAACCTTTATGACGAACTTCAACCCGAAGCACGGCGCGGTTATCAGTAATCCAAAGGTAGCGTCCGGCTTATTGCAACGCGTGGCGGACTTGAACAAGAACACGGCCACCGCGACGGATTATTTGCGCGGCTACAACAATATCCGCGCCGACGCTTTGGAAGCATACAACAAAGGCGAATTGTCCGCAAAAGACTTTCAGGCATTCAATAACCAGTTGTCCATTTATTCACGCGGGAACGTCGCGACGAATACGCAGGTTGTCGCCCGCCGTTACAAAGAGGTCAACGATTACCTGAAAAACTCGTTGCCGGCCGATTTGAGAAATCAGGCTTTCTTAGAGATATGGCAAGAAATGGATCAGATCGAAATGCAGGGCGACAAGAGCGAAACGGAACTGAAAAAACTGTGGCGGCAAAAATCCGTTGAAGTCACAACACGGTTAGCGACGGATCGCCGCTTAAAAGCGACGGAAGCCTTTGCGGACGCGACGAACAAAAGCGACGGTCAGTTTATCAACGAGTTGGCTAAACGACGCGGCACAACACCGGAACGAACCGAAAAGGATATTCAAGACACAATGTTTTTGTATGGCTTGTCGCGGGATCAAGTTTTGAACGCTTTGAAAGGTAATTTGTAATGTCCGATTTATTCAAAGAATACGGGATCGAATATAACGCGAAGACAGCGGGGAAAGTCGATCTGTTCAAAGAAAACAATATCGTCCCGCCGACGACAGCGGAAAGCAATCGCAAGACGTTTGCCAAATCCGTTATTGATATGTCCGAATTTACGAAAGCGGACGAAGAAACCGGCGCGGCGTTCGTCGATAAAAGAACGGCGGAGCTGAAAACGGAAGCGGATAAAAAGGAAGAATATGCGGATATGGCGGAAACATTGGATATGTATTCCGATCCGCTGACAAATCCGGCTTGGGGAATGTCCTTAAAGTATCGGGAAGACGCAAACGATTTGAGAGCAGAAGCCCGTCAGATTGAAGAAAGCAAAGAAATGCTTTCCAAAATGCTGACACCGGAGCGATTGGCGGAACTGCAAAACGCGGAGCCGATAGGCGCGTTGGAAATGGCAAAGAAAAATCTCAAATGGGGAAACGCGCCTTTTGTCGGAGCTTTCGTTGAGGGGGCAAAGAAAAGCCGGATTGCCTCTTTGATTGAACGCGTCGGGAACGGGGAAGAATTAAGCGACGAAGAAAACAAAATCGTCGGGGATTACCTTTCCGATTATGCGGAAACGACCATTCGCGGCGTTTCTTTTTCCGGTAAAGTCGTTGACGGCGTGGCGAAAATGCCCGCGTTTATGATCGAATACGGCGTAGCGAAAGGATTGTTTTCAAAAGTCGGAACGGCCGCAAAGTCGCTTTCGGCTGTAAGCAAAGCAGCGAAAGCCGTCGAAGCCGCAAGCGCAACAAGCAAAGCCGTTAAATATACGGCAAAGGCGGCCGAAGTCGTTACGACGGCGGCAGGCCGCGCAATGTTCATGCCGGGAACTGTTTACGGCAATTATGCCGATATGCACATGAACGAAGTTTTCTCTTTGGCGGAAAACGGTCAAATCCTGTTGACAGAAAACCAAGAGCAAAAGGCAGTTACAGCGTTAAAAGCGTTCGGATTGTCAACGATAACGGCGTTGGCGGAAGACAGCGGCGACGCTATAACGGCCTTAGCAAAAAAAGGTGTATCTCCCATTTACACCCGTTTGCCGCCGAACATCAGAAACGGACTCGTCGAACTTGCCCGCAAAACGGAAAAGTTTAAGAACGCGTCCGTTTCTGAAATGTTTTCAAAAGTCGGTTACAGTAATATGTTGGCGGAAATCGGAGAGGAGCGTTTAGAAGATTTTCTGGGCGCGGTTACCGGTTTGAACCCGCAAGATGAAAATTATATCGACAGCATAGGAAAAGCGATCTTCCCCGGTTGGGAGCAATTTCTTGTTGAGGCCGGTGTAATATCCGTTGCGGGAATGACACGATCCGGCTTGTCCTATTTGGCAAATCGCGGCTATCCGGCAAAGTTTTTGACTTCCTTAACGACGAAAGAGCAAGACGCGCTTGTTGAAAAGGAAATCGAAAAACAGATTGCCGAAGAAAGCGCGCCGCAATCGTTGGCGGATATGCCTATTTCCGAAGAGGAAAGAAACGCTTATGCCGTCGTTGAAATTCCGATCAATGAAATCACACTTTCGGAAGAAGTGCCGAACTTCAAAGAGGGCGCAAACGCACGCGGCGTTGTAACTGGAAATGAATTGACCGGAACTTATAACCGTTTAGGGACACCCCCTATTGTCGTTTGGGAACGGTTGAACGGAAAGAAAGAAGTCATTACCGGCCGCCACCGTTTAGACTTGGCAAGACGGACGGGAGAGGTTACAATACCGGCGCAAATCGTCCGTGAAGCCGACGGCTTTACAGCAAAAGAAGCGGCCTTGTTGGACGCGGAAAGCAATATCAGAGATGAAAAAGGGAGCGCGAAAGATTATGTCAGGTTCTTCATCGCAGAAAAAGGAAAATACGACAGAAAAACGGCAGAGCTTCATGGACTTTTGTCGCGAGCACTCGGACGAAACGCCTTCGATATTGCCACACTTGGAACGAGTGACACGGTTGCTAGCGTTCTCGGCGGAAGAATATCAGCGGAAAAAGCGGCAGGAATTGCAAACGCCGCCCCAAACAACGAAGCCGTCCAATCCGCAGGATTAAAGTATGCGTTAGAACACCCGAACAAAAGCGCGTCTTTTGTCCGCACCGTCGTTGAACAGATCGCGCAAATGCCGCCGTCAGCGGTTGAACAAGGGGATTTATTCGGCAAAGACGACGGATATATCAAGACAATGGAAGCGATTGCGAAAGCGAAAGAAAAGGATCGCGTCGCCATTTCCGAACGTATCCGCGTCGTTACGCCGGCGTTAAGACACCCCGAAGCCGCAAAAGATATGGGCTTGACCTTTGAAGCGACACCGGAAAACATTCAAAACGAAATCGACAGATTGAAAGCGACGCTTGACGCTTTGGATAAATGGGCGACAAATCCCGTTTTATCGAAGCATTACCAGAACGTCGCGAAAGGAATTGATGACGGATTTAATGTTTTCACGGACATTGTGAAATCCGCCCCCGCAATCGAAGAAAGCCCCGTTGATGATACTCCGGGGCTTTTTGATATGGACGTTTTGCCGAGTAAGACGGAACGGAAAGCGGAAGAAAGCCGGACGGCCGAAAAACAGGATAAGCGCAACGACAAGGAAACGGCAGAGGCCGCCGGAGTTGACGACAGCGAAACATGGTTTGAAGCGTTTTATCGCCGCGTCGTTGATACGGTCGCGCCGCTTCAAAATCTTTCAAATGCGGTTCAGGCCGATATTGCGGACTTTAAGCGCAAATATGCGGAGAAGATGAAAGAGAAATTCGATCCGAAAGACGCAATTCTTCCGGCCGGTATGCGCCCCGATTTGTTGGCGCGTGGCTATCAATACGCCCGAATGATGATCCAAAAGAACATTGAAGACCGGACGTATTATATTGACGACTTCGGAAACGAGGTTGACACGGGAGAGGGTTTAGTTCCGATTTTGCGCGACTTTGAAGCGACAATGCACGGCAGAGAAAAGGACAGCGTAAAAGCCCGCGAAGATTTGGAAGATTACCTGATCGCGCAAAGGTATCTTTACGATTTGGAACCGAATGAAGAGGTGGAAGTCACAAAGAAACAGTTGTCCGACAGCGTTTCCGATCTGGCGCGTTTGGAAGAAAAATACGGCGAAGATTACGCATTGTTTGAGGACTTTGCCCGCCGTATTTATGACTTTCAAATCAGGATTTTAGATAACTTCGTCCGCTCCGGTAACATGAGCCAAGAGGAAGAAGACGAACTTAAAAAGAAACATCAACATTACGTCCCGTTTCAACGCGTTTTAGGCGACGACGAACAAGCCCCCGGCTTCTCAATAAGAGGATTGTTTGACGGCGCAAGCAAAAAACGCGTCATTAAAAAGATAAAAGGATCGGACAAAGACGTTAAAGACGTGTTCGTTTCTATGATGATGAACTCGGCTAAAACGATTGACCTTGCTTATAGGAACCGGATCGCCAGAGCCGTTGCGGGAATGGGCGAATATATGCCGGAACTGATTAAACCGGTTAAGCCGCAATATGTTCCCGCCTTAAAAACGCACGTCAAAGTCAGCTTCGACAAAGGGCTTGATGAGGCGTTGGATATTGCCATTAAACAAATGGGCGGTAAATACGAACGGGTTAAACGTGTCGGGTTAAGAATTGGTCGCGGCATTACTTTGGGCGCACACTTCCCGCAAGAAAAGCTTATACAAGAAAGGATCGGTGTCCATAACGCCAAAACGCACGAAGTCGGTCACATGATGGATCACAATATCGGTTTAGGAAAAGCGATATTGACGGCAGAAACACGCGAAGAATTGCAGGATTTGGCGGAAGAACGTCTTACGTCGAAATCTTTCCTTGTCAACGGCCGTATTGTTCAAGAGAAAAATTACGACGTAACGGAAGATTTTATGGGCTACATAAAAAATGATCGTGAAGTCGTCGCCAACGCGTTCGATTGTTGGGTAAACGCGCCGGAGTTGATGAAGAAAGTCGCGCCGAAAACCTACAAGAAAATGCAGGAGTTCGTCGAAAATACGCCGCATAAATGGGTTAAAGACATTCATACGACAATGGACAAAGGCGTTGAAGACGTTGAGCAACAATCTTTCCAGTTGGTTAAGCCTTACGGAAACGTCATTGAGTATTGGACGGACGGAAAACGTCGTTTCATGGAAGTGTCCAAGCCGCTTTATGAAACAATGCACCACTTGAACCCGATACAAGTCGGTTGGTTGCAGAAGATTTTAAGCGTCGCGAGTATTCCGGCAAAGGTTTTAAGGTTCGGCGCAACAACAACGCCGAATTTTATTTTGAGGAACTTTGTCAAAGATCAGTTTACGGCGATGGTTCAAACCGAAGCCGGCGAAAAAACGACACCCGCGAACACGGTCAAAGCGTTATTTGCCATTATGGGCAAAGAGGCTATTTATTCCGAATGGCAGAAAAGCGGCGGAGCCGGTGGCGGATATTACGATTGGTCTGAAAAAGGGACAAAAGCGTTTATTGATGAAATGAACGACAAAAGCGGCCGGTTTTGGAAAGCGGCTAAATGGGCTTTAAGTCTGCAATTCATTCAAAAGCCGTCGCAGATGATCGAAGAAGCAACGCGCTTGGGGGCATACGAAGCCGCGAAGAAAAACGGCAAATCCGATTTGGAAGCGGGAATTGCAAGCCGTGAGGCCACCGTTGATTTTGGTCGAAGCGGCGACGTAAGCAAGATGATAAACAGATTTGTCCCGTTCTTTAACGTCGGTGTTCAAAGCGCGGACAAGCTGTTAAGGACGTTCAAGCGTGATCCCGTTTCAACAACGCTGTGGGCTTTTTCGACGGTTGCTTTCCCGTCAATCATGATCGCGGGTTATTACCTTTATGGAGCACCGGAAGACGAACGGAAAAAGTGGTTGGAAATACCGGATTACGTTCGGGACAATAACTGGGTGTTCTTCATTAAAGGCAAAGAGGAACCTATCACTTTCCCGAAGCCGTTCACGGTCGGATATATCGGAACCGCGTTAGAGGACTTTTTAATCTGGGGCTTCAAAGGGGAAAAGCCGGAAGCGCGGAACCTTTGGGAATTATCGTTAGGCGCGGCGGGTTCTTTGAGCCCGTTGCAAACCGTCGGATCGTTATTAACGCCGGTAGGACAAGCCGTTATCGAGGGAATGACGAATTACAATTTCTTTCAGGGACGGCCGATTTATCCGGTGTTTATGGACAGACTTCCGCCGGAAGAAAGAACGACGCGGCATGACAGCAAAATCGCGACGATTATCGGCAAAAAGACGGGAACATCTCCCGCTATCGTCGATAATACGTTGAACGCTTTGTTTTCGACGTTGGGAAGACAGACGATAAAAGCGGGCGAAATGGCCGTTGACGAGTTCCGCCGGTGGAACGGCGAAAAAGTCCCGCGTCAAGTCACGTTTGACAAGGACATTCCTATTGTCGGCGCGGTAATCGGAATGTTGCCGGACGGTTCGCGGAGTAAGTCTTACCAGAACTTTGCCAAAGAGTTTAAGCGATTGAGCGAAATTCACGCTTCCTTTGCGGCAAAGAAAGGCGACGAAAAAGCCGAAATGAGGGAAAAGAACGAAAAAGATTTATTGAAATACGACATAGGGAAGCAATTCCATACGCGCATTTCAGCAATCCGGAAAGAGATCAACGCCGTTTATGACGACTTGGATATGCCGTCAGACAAAAAGGTTGAAAATGTAATCGAGTTGGAAAAACAGATCACCGAAGTTGCACGGTCAGCGAATGCCGCCTTGCGTTCCGTCGGCGATTAAAGGAGAAAAAGAAAATGACAGTTGAGAGCCAAGTCAATAAAACGGAAGCAATGGTTATGGGTTCCTCTGCAACCTATGACTTTTCTTTCCATGTATTGCTGAACGATCCGACGGAAAACGAAGCGAAACAGGCCATAAAGGTTTCCATTTCCGACGGCGAAACGACAACGCAATTAGAATACGGGACGGATTACACCGTCAGTCTGAACGATGACGGGAACGGCGGAACCGTTACCGTGGCGGATATGAAAACCTCGGATTATTCCTTGATTATCTACCGCGAATATGACTTTAAGCAGGGAAGCGATTACCAGAATTATAACAGCTTTCCGGCCGACACGTTAGAGGGCAACCTCGATAAAAACGTCATGGTCGCCCAACAGCTTAATGAAAAACTTGATCGCGCCGTTTTACTTGATATGTTTTCGACATCTTCCCCGAACGAATACGCGGCAAAAATCGAAGCCTTGTATGACATTCGGAATGAAATTGTCACGGACGCGCAAATCTCCGCCGCGATCACGGACGTTTCCGGCAACGAAACGAACATTAACGCCGTTGCCGCCAACGAAACAAATATCAATGCGGTAGCCGCCAACGAAACGAACATTAACGCGGTCAAAGCGAACGAAACGAACATTAACACGACGGCGACAAATATCAATGCGGTAAACTCCGCCGCCGAAAATATGACGGCCATTCAGAACGCACCGACACAGGCAAGCAACGCGGCGGCTTCGGCGACGTTGGCGGAAAAATGGGCTTCTCAAATGGACGATCCTGTTTCGGGAAGTGATTATTCGGCCAAGAAATATGCGATGGACGCGCAAGAGGCGGCTGTTCAGGCCGGATATTCTGTCGATCCGTTGTTTACGGAGCGCGACTTTACCGACGACGCGCCGCCCTCATATTTGAGTTGGGTTCGCACCGATCAGATGGACACGATGTTTGACGGCAATCTGTATGAAGCGGCCTTTAACGCGTTGAAAGACGGGGAACCGATTGCAACGCAACACAACGGAATTAAGCAGTTAAACAATTCCAGTCTGACAATTCAAGACGGTTCCATTTACAGCGGCATTACGGTTGCGGCGGGATTGAACACGACGAAAGGTTATATTGAGATACCAAACTTTTCTTCGGCCAGTTTAACGACGGTAAACGCCGCTTTGGATAACGACGATTTCAGCTATTTTGTCGTAAGCAAGGCTTTCGGGTTACAGGTCGCCTCTTACAGTAGCATGACGGCGGACACTTGGTATAATCTTTGGGACGATGGTTTTCTTGGTCTGGATATGAAATACAGCGGCGGAAACCTTGTTTTCCGTCCGAAAGTTTATCAAAACGGCGTGGGTTGGGTAACCGGCAACGAAGCGACGAAAACGCCCGTCGCGTATTTCTTTAATTGTCAGGTCACTTTAAGGGCGGACAGCAACACGTCGGCGTTTAGAATTATCTTCTACAACTCCGATGAAAACGTATCTTCCACCAAAGACACGACGCTGACAAACGCGCAAGTCAAAGCCGGGTTAGCGATAACGAATAGCATTTATTCCGTTCGTGCAATTACTTATTGTTGCGTTCCGAATACGACGGTTGCTTATTCAATTAACGCTTACAACGCACAGTTGTTGCAATGTTTTAGCAACACGCCGTTTGCATACTCCGTGCAAGAATTTCAGTCTTACAATTCTCAATGGACAAGCTACGACTTCACCGGAACGGACACTTATACGATCGGGGGCACAACCTACACAATCAATTATAAGACGTATAACGGCAAGAAGTTTATTCGTAATGATCAAACTTATTTGGCGGCAAAAAACATTTTAAGTGCTTTCGGAAAACAGCCGTATTATTGCGTCGATAATGCCGACAAGAAGTTTATGCTTCCTTGTCAACAGGCAGATCACGGCGTTGTCACCATTCACAGCAATTTGACCGGCACGTCCTCCGGCGAAATAGCCATGCTGAATATCTATGAAGACGGATATTTTGAAGTGGTCGGCAAGGTTTCCGCCGGAAAATCCCTGACGTTCCGGCAGGACGTTGGCGATATTTACAGCCTGATGGCAAGCGCGGGAACAATCTCTTATTCGAGTAAGACGCTGACTTTATCCGCCGCGTGTTCTTTCTATGTGACCGGCGGCATTGGGGACAATGGAAAACTCAAACGAACGAAACACCATTATTCTTTGGTCGGTATGCACCAAGACGGAATGGATATTGACGTGGAATATATTGAAGGAAAGATTGAGGAGAAAGTTTCTCAGATGTCAGCGTCTGTTCCTGAGTTTCTCGGACAATATATGTTTTCCGAAGTCAATCCGCACAAAGCTTGTTGGTTAGTTTCTGATGGAGAATACAAACTGAAACAGGCTTATCCTGATATGTGGAACCAACTCCAGACAGAACTGGACGACACCATCGAAGAAAGCGATGTAAAGACTATTGACGGAAAGCAGTATATCAAACGTGGATTACCTGTTGTTACGACAAGCGATACTATTACTGACGAAGACTTTGTTGTCAACGCTGTGGCCGGAACATTTCGCGTTCCTGTAAAGCCGCGTGGTTGCATCGTTTCAAGGAACTATAACAACTGGTATCTGTTATTCTATGTCGGGAATACGGTAGAGAACATAGAGAAGATTGCCGCTGACGTTATTGCCGGATCATTACCGACTAAAGCAAACAGAAACCTCAGCAACTTGACGGAAACAGGCAACACAACATTGATCCACAAAAACTCTGTGAGCAAAAGATCGATTAACTTCATTTCCGGATCCACCACAAAGAATGACGGGTTTATCTATTATGGCGGCGTAGCTGCTGCTTCCGGCGGTCCTCATAAATTCAAGGTCTTGGTGGTCGATCCTGACGATAGCGATGCTGTGATTTTCCAGAAGACTTGTCAGGTAGGAGATGGAGATGACTTTGGCATAATGACACCTGTCGGCGTTGGTTGTAAAGTAACAGCTTCTTACAACAATCCGCCCGCATCTTCTTCGTTGAAGTTTATCTTTCCGAACGGCATATCTTCGGATCACGTTTTCAATCCGCTCTTGTTCTGGGATCAGCAACAATACGGTGATCTCAGTCGTGACGATCTCAAGGCTTGGAGTATCGTTCCTTACGATCATTCTAACGACGAGTTCCTTGCGTATACAACAACTGCTGTTCCTCAGGTCGGCGATACTGTATGGTTGCTTAAATCAAATTCATTCTGGACCGAAAATCCGACTGTCACGAGAACAGCGACGATACTCGCTCTCGGTGAGGGATATGGTAGTAAACGCGCCATCTACGTTTCCGGTTGCACTTCAGGCGTATACTATGAGCGTCACCCTTGGTATGACCGCAACGGTTCTTTCAGTTCATAAAGGAGATGATTAAATGGACAAAGAGGTTGCCGGAGCCACCGGCGTTGGAATGGCCTCAATGATTGCGGGAATGGCGGACATAATCAACCCGATTGTGTCCGCCCTGATCGGCATAGCGTCGTTGATTTATATTTGCTCAAAGATTTACTTCCTTTGGAAAAATGAGGGCAAAAGATGAAAAACAAAAACAACGGGCTTTTCGCCTTGTTCGCGTTCGGAGCAATCGGCGCACTTTGGCGAAGATGGTTCGGCGGCGGTTTTGGAAAAGCGGGGAAAATCACCCGCTTTTTTAAGTATGCCGTCCTTATTCTCGTTTGCTTGACTATGCTCTACGTCAAGACGCGGTGTTTCATTTTTTTGGGAGAAACTAAAACATACGAGGAAATTGTTTCCTTTGCGTTTCATTGGGCGGAAGGACACGGCGATTATTTCTTTGTGTGGGACACCGGAAAAGATGAGGGACGTATCAGATGGATTGATTGGGCGTTACGGAGGATTTATGGCAAAGGGAATTATTACTGCTTCAAAGGCAATGTTACAGGATTGGTGTTGCGTTACGGTAGCACTTCTTGTCTGGTTGCCCTTTGTCTTGGCAACCCTCTGTTTTGCTTGTCCAGTTTACTTACTCCGCTTTCTTACGTCATCACGGGAAAGATGGAAAACCCGACGAACAAGGCGGAGTTTTTAGCGGGGGCGTTGAATTTCGCCCTCTTTTATTTATGCTTATGAGGTGCTGAATGACGAAAAACTATTTTAGCCGAAAAGAAGAATGGTGTTCCTGCTGTCATAGCGGCGGACTTGTGCCTGACTTCCGCGAAAAACTAAATAAGGCGCGGGAGATTGCGGGGATCCCGTTCGTGTTAAATTCGGCCTACCGATGCGAAACGCACAATCAGGACGTTGGCGGATCGGAGAACTCCGCCCACCGCGCCGGCCTTGCCGTTGATATTCGGTGCAACGACAGCCGGAGCAGGTGGATCATCATTGACGCTTTGAAGCAAGCGGGGTTTAGACGGATCGGCGCAAGTAAAGCGGGGAACTTTATCCACGTTGACGACGATCTGACTAAGCCGCAAGACGTATTCTGGCTTTATTAAGAGGAGAAAAGAAAATGGAACACTTTGATATAGAAACATTGAAAACCGTTTTTGAAACCTTTATGTTTTGGTTTGGAACGGTAGTGGCCGCGGCTTCGATTATCGTCAAAGCAACGCCAACCCAAAAAGACGATGCCATTCTTGCAAAGGTCGTTAAGGTGTTGGATTGGCTTTCGGTCTTTAACACGAAAGAAAATCAGAAGAAGATCGACGACGCGACAAAAAAAATCAGTTCGGAATAATATCACGGATTGTTATGTTATAACGGATTGTGATGTTTTAATTCGTCGCTAATTCGTTTCTAACTCGTTTTAACTCGAACAAAGGACAAGAGCAATGGCAACAGAAATTAAACTTAAAGACGAAGAGCGTCAGCCCTGCGAAGTTTGGACGCGTGTCATGGGCTACTTCCGGCCGGTTTCCGCGTTCAATATCGGCAAGAAAAGCGAATATGCCGAGCGCGTTTGTTTCTCTGAAAAGAAAGCGACGGAAAGGTTTATGGCGATTGCGGCGGAATAATCCGAAAACGGATATTTTGCAGTTTCCGAAAACGGAATTATGAGTTTTTGAAACTTACGAGCAACTTAAAAATGGCGGATTTCCGCCGTTTTTTTTGTGTTGTTTATGAGTTTTGAAACTTAGCTTTATGAGTTTTGAGAAATGAACGACTTGATTTTAACCGGCCTGATTGCGCTCTTAATGGGAGCCGTCGGACTGTTGTCTTATAACCTCGGAAAAAGGACGGAAAGAAATGCGGAATATGACAGGAAGACCGATGCTTTGCGAACTGCGAACGCCGCGCGGGCTTCTTTACGCGATCCTGCTGTTGCTGAACGGTTGCGCGACAAATACAAGCGGTGACTTTTGCGACATATATCAGCCGGTTTATGCCGATTATGAACGCGACACCCCCGAAACGCTCCGGCAAATCGAACAGAACAACGTCGTATATGACAAGGCTTGTCTTTAAGCGGCTGATTTGATAAAAAGAAGTAAGGCTTCTGCGCGACTGCGTAAGTCTTTGATTTCGTTGTGACGAGTTCGAAGATTGTCCAGTTTGCACAGCCACCTTGAGAGCCAAGTCGTTGAAAACAAACGAACTTGGCTTTTTTGTGCTCGGGGAAATGTTAGCAGTGCTAACAAAACTGCTAACAAACCTTGTTAGCACGGGCGGTTGTCATGACATTGTACAATCGCGGTTATTCTTATTATGCCATACTGCGCGTTTCCCGAAACGCCTGCCATTCTTCCGGTAAAAAACAGGTCTGGATTTCTTTGCGCACGACAGACAAAAAAATAGCTCAACAACGTTATATTGTGGTAGCATCGAAAATCTTAAATCAAGAGTTAAGCAAACATCAAAAACGTGAAAAAATGGGCTACAACAAAGACGACAATACTTTGGACTTTGACAGGCAACAGGCAGAAACCTTCGCTTATGAATGGCTGTTAAATGCCATCAATGAGGAAAAAGCCAAACAAGCGGGTAAGGTGCTGACTTCCGAACCTTATATGCAACAGTTTGCCATGTTGCGTTCGAAGTATTCTTTGGCGGATTATTCGGATATGGAAAAAACGGTCAGCTTGTTTTTGTTGCGCAACGGCTACCCGTTTCCTTCGGAAGAAACCGCCGATATTTTGTTTGAAGCTTTTATGCGTGCCGTTTTGCAGTTTTGTTCTTTTATGGCTAAAATGGCCGCCGGGGAGACCCAAAATTTCCCCGAACGTCTGTTAAGCGGTGTTCCTGTTGCAATTACCTTCGGATCTTATGCATCAGGAATAACGACAACAATGGCTAAGCCGCTCAAACCCGATCTGACATTGGTTCAGTTGGCGGAAACGTATAACAACCTGGAATCCCGCAAAAATGCGACAAAGGATTCACAGGAGCGCATCTTAGCCAAAACCCGCGTTTGGCAAGAGCTTCTCGGAAAAGAAAAGACCATTCGCACGCTTACCAGTGACGACCTGCAAAAAGCGGTGGCGGAACTCCCCTTTATCACCAAAGGCTTTGCGCGGACACATCAAGGAAACTACAACGTATTTCACGACATAGCAGAGGGTCGCAAACACCCCTCAAAACGCATTTCTTCCAAGACATTGGGGGAATATATCGGCATTGTGAAAAAACTGTTATCTTGGGCAGTGCGTTTCAAGTACTTACAGGAAAATCCGTTTGATTGCGTTGACGTACCGGTTGCGAAAAACGATGACGAAGGCGTTAAAAGGCTTCCCTTTACGTTAAATCAATTAAACGCAATTTTTCACGCACCGATATATACGGGGTGTCGCGACGATAAATCGGGATATAACATTGTCGGAGAAGCTCACCCCCGCCGCGCACGATTTTGGGTGCCGTTGTTAGGATTGTTTACCGGAGCCAGATGTAACGAGCTGTGCCAGTTATTGCCGTCAGACATTCATCAAACGGAGGGTGTTTGGGTTATCAGCATTAACGATGAAGGCGACAAACACGTTAAGACAAAAGCCGGCATTCGCGAAATCCCCGTTCACCCTGAACTGATAAAGATGGGCTTTTTGGATTATGTTCGGCAAATGAGAAGGGAAAAGCGACTGTTTCCGGAACTGAAACCTAATGCCCGAGGAGCCTATTCGGACGAGATGTCCCGTTGGTTCGGTCGTTTTTTAGAAACCGTCAACCGGACATTAAAAGCGAAAGACCGAATGGGGAGAGGTCATGTGTTCCACAGTTTTAGACACACGTTTCGTACCGAACTGCGCAATAACGATGCAAGCAAGGAGCACGTTCTGCGCTTAGGCGGTTGGGAACGCGGTTCTTCTTTGGCTGACCATTACGGGACGATCAGCATGAAAGTCCTTGAGAAGACAATGATTGAAAAAGTCCGGTATGACGGTCTGGATTTAAGCCATTTGTATGTGTAGGGAAGCTTGGTTAGATTAAAGCAGATTCTTTTAATCGGTTGAAACGATAAAAAGCCCCCTATGCAGGGGGCTCTTCAGTTTTAGGCTAATCCTAATCGCTCCAACAGCTTAGCTTGGCTAAGCACGACACAGCGTTTACGGAATCCTTTCGATTTTTCATTGGCAGGTAAAATTCTTACTGCTGACCAACCGTCCGGCTTTTTTTCATTTAAGATGCAATCTGCCAATGCCGTTAAAGCCCCTTGAGCCTTCGCTTCTGACCCGAAAAATTTCGTCAACTTTTTAGATGGCAGAAGCAAAGTTCCTTTACTTTTAAGAATCATTCCTTCGTCATATGCGTTTTGAATCTCTTGTAAGGTCGTATCCTGTTGAATGGCAAAAATTCGTTTGTTTTCAAGACAAGCCGTCAAAGATTGCATGCCTAATTTGACCAAATCTCGCGGGTTGGCTGCATAATCCAACGTCCGATGATACATTTCATTCACCGATGCGAAGATTTTGGAATTATTCCAAGGAACAAAGCCATTCTCAGCGGCAAATATTAACGCTGCATAGATTAACCCAAATCGCAGAGCCAGACGTTCAGCATAGCCGCCTTTTCCTCTTATATGTTCTTCGGCTAAGAAAAATTGAATATACCTCTCTAAACGTTGTTTCAGCAGCTCTTTTTCCCCTTTATTAATCAGAGAAATCAGCAGTCGCAGGTAATGCAATCCCAAATAGCCATAATCAACAGAAACGCTTTTCTCCAATTTTTTAATTAGCCTTGCGCCGCTCTGTTGACCGGCAGGAAGGTCTTTAAAGATACCTTTTCTGCCGCCCTCGGGTGTGTCCCCATAATCAACAGGAATATCGATCATACGCAGTGTTTCGCCAGCATCCCGTTTAGTCTCGGAAGCCAAAGAAAGTTCTCGCAAAGAATGCTCGTTTGTACATAAGAACAAAGAATTCCAATTTTTATTTTGCCGGTCTAGCTCGATATACGTTTTTGATCTGCGTTTAGACACGCCGCTTGTTAATGTGTAGGAAAGGCGGCTAATGCGTTTGGCAACCTGTTTGAAATCAGATTCGCATGTACGCCCTTCATCTAAAATGGTGAACAAATCATTGTTACGCTCAGCTTCCTCCTGTAAAGCATTATCCGTGGCATACCATGTAGGAAGCTTTTCGCGATGTCCATAGATGGACGTCGCCAGATACAGTAGTTTGGACTTCCCTGAACTTGATCGACCAAAAAACAAAAGCCCGAAGCTATCAACACCTAAAATGCTGATTAATGGAGCAAGGAATGCCATTCCGACAGCCAAAAGAGCCGGAGGACTTCCTGCTAAATTTTTCAATAGCTCTTTTTGCCCCTCAGACTTTCCGGATGCCGTACACCACTCTGATTCATTGTTTGCAACAAAAGCGGCGTTTGATGGAATGATGCGACTTCCTAAAACAAAGCTGGTCTTTCCGTTAACCGGATGATACCCATTTGTCTGGAACAAATGATAGGGAGGGGATGCAACTTTTAATAAGTCATGTATTTCTTTTATTTCCTCGTCAATCATAAAAAGCGGGAAACCTTCATTTGAAAGAAATGACTTAAGTTTATTTCTTTCCAATGTAATATCCATCGGCACACATATTCTTTTTAAGCTTCCGGAAACTGTTGTGAACTGAAGCATCACGAAATACTTTTCTTGTTCATTTTTGCAAGTCGCTACTGCCGTACCTTCTGTGGTACGATGACACGATGAAAAAATATCGTTTTTGTGTTTTTTACGCCCTGATTTCAAATGCTGTGTTGCACCTACTTTTTTAACTTTTAACGACTTAGAGGCTTCGTTTGCCTTTTTCTTAATAGTTTTCATAATAAATTTCCTTTTCTAAAAATACTTTTTTTCATATTAAATTTTCGATTTATACCGTATAAAAACAGCAAATCGTACCCTGCAGTATCGGAAAAAATACCGGCAAGTTCTCTGATTTGATCTGTTTTTAATCTGTATTCTGCAGATGTATGGTAAGCATTTCTTGCTACTGTTTCAGGATGAAGATATCGGGTTCTTCTTGGGAAATATGCAGGATAACAGTATGAAAAAGCCTTATCCTCTTCTCCCTTACGAACTGAAGTAACCTTTACCGGACGAGATATCTCATTAGTTGTATAATAATAGATGGCGAAACGCTTATGGATTTCTTGTCGGGTAAGTCCCGGTGCAGATACTATCAGATGCCAATGCGGACTCCAAAATGTATCAAATTCGCCTGTACTGTCTTCATTCAGACAAATGTCGTAGGATCCGATAATTTTAATATCAACATCGGGAAAAGCACGATTGACTCGTTGCCGCAATCGGTTGTTCAAAGTCTTGACATCCGTCGTTCCATATTCGGAATTGACAGGTTCGATCAGATCGACTTTGTATAGTTCATCGGCATCCATTGATGCTTGAATGAATGATACAAAAGAAGTTCTGATATTTCTACGACATAGGCTGCATAACACATCCCCACAGGGATCATATTTATCGCATTCTCTGATTTTGTTAGCCCTATCGTGCCATTTGGGGTCGTCGATCAATGCATCAACTATCTGAGCGTTACGTTCCGAACATTCTTTCGGTGTTTCTGGCCACCACTGTATTTTAGCCATTTTATTTTCTCCTAAATAAGAAGTTGAATAAATTTGCTTCATTCAAAGACAGGAGAAATAAAAACACCCACCTCTGAATAAGGTAGGTTTGGAATTCAGTTTAAGTCTGCGAAACCTATTAAAGTCGACCAAATAAAGGATAATAAGGCAATAAATCAGCCTTATACTTAAAGCATAAGTCAGTAATAATAAAAAGTCAATAAAATATAAATAAAAACTAAATTTACCAATTGTTTGAAAAATAATGATTTTTTATTATAATGTTATAGAAACATGAGTATTCCTCATGTTTCTATTTTATACTTTAATGTAATATTTATGAAATTATTTTCGAATACGTGCACCCATAGTGTTATGCTTATCTTTAGATGTCTTTTTCATTTTCTCTTCTTTTAATCCTGATCCGATGAGAGGTAATTGCAATTCATCAAGCAACTCATTTATAAACGTTACATCTACTTCTTTGCGTTTCAAGATGCCGGATCTGATTAAGTAATCATAAAGTGTATCATCTGCTCGATAGGAGCAGAGTGCTATACCCGCAGAAGAAAAGAGCGCACGAGCATCTTCTTCGTCTAATCGCAAGGCAACGACAAAGGCCATAATTGTTTGTTTTGACGGGCAATAAAACGGATTGCTTTTAATTAAGTGAAACGTTTTTCTTAAAACATTCGCGCTTTTATATAAATCTGAATCTTTCTTTATTCCTTTTTTCTTTTTGAATCTCATAAGAGTCTCGAAAAAGGTTTCACTTCTTTCATAAGAATTAATTATCGCTTTTTTTAGTGCGTTAAGATACTGTTTATTTTCGTAGTCTTTAGCAGAAAATTTATCTAACTTCTTTATTCCATCTAAAGTTAAAAACCGTAGCGCGTTGGAACGTTCTCTATGTCTATGTGGAACAAAATAGATCACCTCTCGCTTCTGTGCAAAAGCTCTTAGAATATCGAACTTAATTTTTCTTTGTTCACGTTTACGGGAATATCTTTTTTTAGGTTCATCTGACATTTTTTATCCCTTTTTGAAAATGTTACCCAACAGGGGACAGATTACGACTTACCTTATTTTACAATGATGCACATTAGGACAGAACAAAAAACTTTCCTAACAATATAAAAATTAATCTTTGTGCCTAAGTGGCTGATTGGAGAATAATGATGACCGAAATTAATAATAAAACATCTTCCTCTTTCGATGAAACGATTGATCGTATCTCAGCGTGTGCGGCTCAAACGAGAACTATTGGCATAGAACTTCTGCGTTCAATCTATGTTGCTATCGAAGAAAACATCGATACATCATCGCAAGAAGCCGTTGAAAATTCAGAATATAGCAAGCGCATAAAAGAGTGTTTGGATACGATTTATCAGGAACGTTTTGGAAATAAACGTCGGTGTCGATCTAAAAATATTTTCAAGATGTTTCTGACACTTGTTTGTCATAATGCAAACTACGATATCTGGGGAAATAAATTTTCTCAATTTAAGATGACGTATTATAACGCATATATGCGATATATAGATTTGTCTGAAGATGAGAAAAAAGCGGCCTCATCTGTTCAAAAATTAGCAGATGAATATAAAAATCCACATAAACATAAACGTGAGGATTCCTCACCTAAAACTTTGAAAGAGTGCCTAACAGACTTTTTAAAACGACATAAAGAAATGATGAGTGAAGCGACTGAGCCAATGACAATTACACTTGGTAATGTGACTTACACTCTAAGCATTTTGTCGGAAAATTCTGAATGATCTTTTTTGACTAACGCCGCAGGACAGAGAGGCAAAAGGTATCTGGTCAATAAGAATGAACTCGTCCTCATATCAGCCTGTCTGTTCTGCACTTTTTTGGTTTTACCATCGGAAGAAGCTATTCGAAAATTTTGAATAACTGAGATCTCATCAATGCATTGAAAATCGACTACAACCTGATAAACAGTAGAAAAATAACTTGTTTTGCGGTTATAACCGCAAAACTTCTAATTATGCATAAGTTTTTCGGTTATACCTCTAAAGAGAAAGCTATATTGGAGAAGAGCTTTTAAAATTAGCAAGCTCATGAATCACCCAATCGACTGCAAGGCTTGAATAATGTTTTTCGGATTTGACCGGTAGTAACCGGATAAGGTACTGACCGACGAATGTCCGGATATCTGCTGAATTAAAGGCAACGGGTACCCGGCATCCATCAGTCGGGTCAACACGGTCGCTCTTAAACTATGGCACCGATACTGGTTAT